AACTCCGCGTTCTCAAGTTGCAATTCAGCCGCCTGCATTTCACGTCGTGCCAGCAGGGCTTCCAAGCACTTGATGCGGGTGTCTGCTTCGGCGGCGAGTTGCAGAGCCGTGCTACGCCAGTCCTCCGTGCTCAACTCTTTCATGCGATCTAGAAACGTGCTCATCGCTCCCCCTTGTGGCTGATTAGTGCGGCGCGGGCTTGCTGTGCAGGCCAGTCGTCACCGTTAAACGCTCGGTACATGCTGATTCGCTCCAACGCCTCAACCAACTGCGCCACAAGCGCGTCCTGCGCAATCGCAAGCTCTGCGGCTGCGTGGCGGGCGTCTCGGTGGCCGGTCTTGTAGGCAAGCCAGTCAGATCGCTCGGAGTACACCGCTTCATTGGTGCCATGCGGCATCCGCATGATCTTGTCGTGCAGCGTCATTGCTGAACCTCCGCTTCTTCAGCCGCCGCAATCAATGCCTCACCAAGCGCACGCGCAAACTCGGGCTTCATGCTGGTTCCGAACAGGCGATCACCAAACCATTCCTTATTCTTTTCGCCGGGTGCCTCCAGCACGACAAACCCAGACACCTCAGACCACGGTGCCACTTCGACATAAACGCCGCGCTCACCTTCAACGTACACGCGTCGGACAACTTCAATATTCGGGTTCATTGCTTGCTCTCCTGGAATGCGGTCAGGGCTGCGTTCACGGTGTCCCAATGGGAATCGTTGAAGCAGGTGAAGTCACCACTCTGCGCAACAACAACCAACGCCTCCCCCATCCTCTCCATCAGATCGGCCTGGCGCTGGAGGTGGTCGAGCAGTGCTTGGTCTGCGGGGAACACAGCGCCAGGAACAGAGCAACGCAACTCATGCGCAAGCCGCATCGCATCGGCAACCCACTTGCTTTCAGGGGCGGTCATGCGGTGGCTCCGGTTGCGCGTGCGAGGCTTGCGTATGCGTCTCGCAGAATCAGGTGTTGACGCTCCCGGCCGGTGACGTGCTCACCGCCGATATTCTCTATAAAGTTCACCAAGGCATTGACGGTGTCGAGCAACTCCGGAGCGGCGGCGATCAGGCGGGCGTCAGGACCATTGAAACCGCCATTCGGAAAGCAGAGGTCCGGGTGCCCATCGGACTGCTGGTTGGTCGGGTAGCAGACATTCCCGTCACCGCTGCTGTTGCCGATACGACGGAAACTGCAAGAGGTCTGAATCTCCCAAGGGCCCGGCGTGTGCTTCACTTCACTCATAGCTCTCTCCTTGTGGGGCGGTCAGTTCTTGGTCAAAAGACGAACAACGATCAGAACCAAGACGGGAAGAATCAACACCATCTTGAGCAGCATCATTTCTCATCCTTCATGCTTCGCAGCTTGCGCAACTTGTCGATCAATCCCTTGACCACAAGCCATTCATCCGGGCTGACCCAGATCAACTTTTGAGTGAGGCCAGCGCGGCGCATGCGGTCGCGCCAGGTTGCGTTGCGTTGCGATGTCGATTGAGGTTTGTCCATGTAGGCATCTTATGCCGTACGCATGCGCACCGTCAATCGTATTCTTGCACTGTTACATCATTGGCTGCACAGAAGGCTTGGATGTACTCAATCAGACTTGCCGCTCTGGCACGGCTCATCGTTGCTGTGCTCTCGCGGATGTTGACCAATTCACCCTCTAGGCCCTGCACCACTTCCGGCTCATATGAGGTGGCTACGCTGTGACCACTCACGAGCAACGACTTCCACTCTGATGCGTCACGTCGCTTGCCGCACCACGTAAGCCCGGATGCAGCGATGTCAGTGCATAGGGCGTGCAGCTTGGCGTTCTGGTCAAGGCTGCGGACACGTTCTTGAACAACCACCGCATACCCATCCGGAGCGGCGCGAACTGCTTCAAGCGCGTTGTGGCGTGCTGAGGCATGAACAAGATGAAAGATGCGCTTTTTCATGCCGGCAGCACTCCAAGCTTGATGAGCAGAGCAGCCAACTTCGGATCTGACTGACTCATCCGGATCAACTCGTTCCGAGTCCACCCACAGGCGTCTTCCTCGAGTTCTCGTCTGCCAAACTTCCCGAGGAATCCGGTCATGCCAATTCTGTAATGGCAGCCTGGCTCCCCCAGCCTGGGCCCGCATGCAGGAAAGACGGACAGGTCTGAAGCTTTCATCCCCATCCCCTTTCCAGCGTCGGCATGTGCAACCTGGCTGTACCCTTCCAGCTTGCATACATAGCAGGCCAAGCCGGAAACGTACCGCCGGTACGCCTCCGAACGGACAACAGGTTTTTTAGGGCCGAGCATCAGAAGGGGATGTCATCGTCCATGTCATCAAAGCCTGTCTTGCTCTGTCCACCTCGTTGAGCTTGAGGAATTGGCTTCTGTTGAGAAGGCCGTTGCTGTCCTTCATCCTTGCTGCCGAGCAACTGCAGACTCTCCGCAACGATCTCGGTGGTGTACTTCTCAATGCCGTCCTTATCGGTCCACTTGCGTGTTTTCAAGCGGCCCTCGATATAGACAGACTTGCCTTTCTTGACGTACTCACCCGCGATCTCTGCCAAGCGTTCGTAAAGGACGACACGGTGCCATTCAGTCTCTTCCATCATGTCGCCGGTCTGCTTGTTCTTCCACTTTCGGGATGTGGCAAGGGTCAGGTTGCAGACGGCGCTACCTTGGGCGGTGTACTTAACTTCTGGGTCGCGGCCACAGTTGCCGATCAGGTGAACACGGTTAACAGACGACATACGTTCTTTCAGTTAGTTGAAATGGTCTTACGGGTTTCTGCGACAAGGGAAAGGAAGTTGTTGCGGCGGACGGTCAGCCGCTCAATCTCATCCAGGCAATCCCGGCGGTTCAGGCGATACACCAGCAGCTGATGTGACTCCGGGAAGTCTGAGCAGAAGCTGATGAAGTCCACCCAATCACGGCCGGTGCAGTCGAGGTGGCCGATCAGCTGCCAGCGATACGACGGGTCGAACGATCCGCGCTGCAGCGTGGCGTAGTGCGTGGACGCAATCACTGACTTGATCTCGACAACACCGTCACTGCCTACCAAGCCATCGGGGCTGTCACCGTAACGAGTGCAGTCAAAGAACCCTCCGTTGGTCACTTCAACGAAGCGTTCATCTTCGTACATCATCCGGGCAATCGGCTCCTGCTCGTGTCCGCGTTCCATGTGCTCATTGGAGAAACTGAACTCGGCTTTTCTGCCCGTGATCTGCTCCAAGGCCAATTGCAGGGCATAGCGCTTTGCAGGATCGCCAAACGCCTTTCCCTCGTTCGCCATCAGGCAACCGAAGTTGGAAGCCGTTGCTTTTCCAAGACGAAGCGCCTGCCATTCATCGGTATTTTGCTCGACGTCATGGAAGATCATCCCCCCGACTCCGCATCTACTTCCTGCTTGAGAAGCGCCTGGTTCTCGTCGGAGATACCAACGCGGCCAAGAACGGCGTCAAGGTTCCCATCTCGGCGGTAAGCAGCCTTCGCGTTTTCCCATGCTTTGACGTTCTCTGGCGTCAGCATCTTCTTTGCTGGCGACTTTGGACTGAGCCGCAAACCCTCAACGGTTTCCTTTCCGAACTTCACGGAGTTGTCAACGTAGACCGTCACCGGGATGTCGTTCCAGTCTTCAATGAAGGCAGACCCGCTCAAACCTTTCAGCGTCTTGGAGTTGGTCGCATTGAGGATCATCGGTTTCAGTTTCTCGCCTGGCCGAAGTTCCCGCTCAACGAAGTGCGCTGTGTTGAAAACGTCCTTCGTCTTCTTCGTCAGGTCCGGCTCGAGGCGGACGTATCGAATCGTCAGCACTGTAGGCCCGACAAGGTCAGCGCTGCTCAGGTACGGGGAGTCAAACGCCTTCCTGTAATGCGTCTTTTGGTCTTCGTTCATTTCGATCTCACAGTTGACCCATACGGGCAAGTTCTACTCGGACTTCTGCTGCCTCATCCCGGGCCAACTGCGCGTTGTGCTCGTGGACGATGATGTCTGTTTCGAGGTGGTCGAGGCGCCATTTCAGGTAGGCGGCTCGCAGCTTGTCAGAGAGGAAGATTCTGGGTTTCGTTGGTATGGTTTTCATGTCATCAGATCAATCAGTTTGTTCAGCGCCCTACGCCACCACGTCCGCTTCACCTTCGGCCCCGGCGTGTAGTGCCATCGAATCGGGTACGGCTCAGGTTCGCTCGGGTACTGCGACTCGAGTGCGTGGTGTCGTTCGCTCTTGTAGCGGCGGGTCATTTACGCAACTCCCACCACTCCTTCGCCAGCCTCGGAGAGAACGCAACCGCCATCACAACGAACCCGGCGCACATGGCGGGGATCATCACGACCGCAAAGGCGATCATCAGGCAGGCGGACGCAAGCACGCACCAGAACCGCTCCCAATAGTTCATGCCGCGCCAGTTGATCTTCTGGGCACTCATTCCTGGCGCTCCCACTCCAGCTGCGCAACGTCGTCCACGTTGTCTGCCGCGTACTGTTCGCTGAACACCTTGATGAACTCGATTGCTGCGTCGGTTTGCATCAGCGCCTGAAACGCCAGCTGAACCGGATCAGACTCGAAAGTCACCATTGCACCCCGCCAGTCTTGCGTTTGCAGAGTGCGTTGCATCGTGCGAAGGTTCAGATCGACGTAGTCCATGCAGACGTCGCCGTAACCGAGGCTGATGGCGGCTTGGTACTTCAGTCGAGCGAATACTTCGTCATGCTTCTGGCCGCGCATGTGTTCCTCATCCTCATCTCGGTCGCGTCGGCGCTCCATCGCACCGTCAATGTCGTCGGTCATTGCTGCCCCCACTTCCGTTTCTGCCACTCCAGGTACGCCTGGTCCAGAAGGTCTTGAGTCGATTGGTCGCGGTTCATTGCATCTTTCCTTCTTGCTGCGCGACACGAAGCCACGTAACAGGCGCATAGGAGATGCGCTCACTCCCAACAACCACCGTCAGCGTCCCGCAGAGGTCAACGCTGTATCGGTCTGCCTTCAGGAATTCGTCCTCTCCGTACTCCTTTGTGAATACGTTGATCTTTACGGTTTGACGGTCGCTCACTTGCACACCTCCGGATTCGCTGCACAGTTCGGCTTCGGCGCCTGCTGCGACGGCGGCGGATCGTTCGCAACGACGTCGGCCGGGTCTTCTTCACCGCCACCGCAGGCGGTCAGGAGGGCGAAAAGGATGAGGGCTGCAATGGTCTTCATTTGGTTTGCTTTCGTTGGTTTGTTGGGTTGGTTGCAGTGGTGGCGGGTTAGGCGGCGCGCACGCCAGAGAATCGGACGTGCACCCATCCGCCGACATCGGGCCGGATGCTGTAGGCGTTATGGCCACCAACTACAGTGCGATCCATGACAACCCCGAAGCCTTGAACCAGTTCGCCACCGAGGATCTGGTGACGGCGGTACTGGAAAGAAACGCGCGTGCCGTTGGGGATGATGTTGTGTGCGGTGTTCATGTTTCGGTCCAGTCGTTGCGTTTTTCGATGGATGGACTTTATGCCATGCGGCGCGCCATGTCAAGCATGGTTGCGCTTTTTTATGTGTAACACATGGATTGACGAAGCGCGTATGGCGTGCCACACTGCGCCGCATGGATAAAGAACAAGCGAAGTCCGCGCTACAGGACATCAACTTGACCGAGTTCGCAAAACGCAGCCTGGTCCCACTCCGAACACTCGCGCGCATCAAGGCGGGCCAGGGCAGTCCAAACCGGACGACGCTCATCCTGCTCTCTGAGGATCTGCGTCGCATCAAGCCCGAGGCCCTCAAGAAATCAGTCGAGTGAGGCCGACATGGCTGGCGACTGGATCAAGATGCGGAGTGACATCTATCGTGACCCAAAAGTCTCGGTAATCACCGATCAGCTGATGGACCCTGACGGCGAATTCGCGTGTCACAACCGTAACGTTACGGGGCGTGACATGGGCGTTACGCGTAGCGTTATGCGCACCGTTACGGTGGGTGCTTTGGTGTCTGTCTGGGGCGTTATTCGACATCGTGGGAAGCGTGTTGAGGACGATCTTGTGTGCTCTGGTGTTCCCCTGTCTGTCATCGATGACATAACGGACTTAGTTGGCTTCGGGGAGGCAATGTCCTACGCAGGGTGGGTTGTTGAGACTGCGCAAGGTATTGAATTTCCACGCTTTTTCGGTGAGTTCAATGTTGATCCGGAAGATAGAAGCAAGCTCAAAAACGCAGAAAGGCAGCGGAAATTTCGTGAAAAGCAGAAGGAAAACCGCAGTGCAGCAAAAACGCCAGAACGTAACGTCACGCGTAACGTTACGGTAACGCATAGAGAAGAGAAGAGAAGAGAAGAGAAAGAACCCCTTACCCCTTCGGGGCAGGTTGGGTTTCAAAGGTTCTGGGATGCATGGCCCAAGTCAACCCGGAAGGGTGGCAAGGCGGAATGCCAGAAGGTCTGGAAGAAGCAGGGCCTCGAGTCCCATGCCGAGGAAATCGTCAGCCACGTCGAAGCCATGTCCAGGACCGAGGGTTGGACCAAGGAGGGCGGGCAGTACGTCCCGGCGCCGGTCGTTTACCTCCGTGGCAGTCGCTGGGACGGGGCAGAGGTCGTCAACGGTTCCTCCCACTCCCTCTTCGCTGGGGCGATCTGATGCGCGGCCACAGGGAACTCATCGCTGCCAGGCTGCAGGGCTACGCACCTAGCCTCGTTTTCCTTGAACTCGACTTCGGACGCATCCCGCTCGCAGTCGATCAGGTCCAGATCGAGGAAACCGACCGTTTGTCGTCAATCGATCTGCGGTGCGTTAGAGGCCTTAACGTGTCGGTAAGCGGGGTGGGTAGCTTGAGGGTAAAACAAATCGCACAGGCGGCCATCCATGCCGGTGCAATGCGGGTTCTTACCTTCGTGTCTGCCCCAAAACCGAACGGAACGAACGAAATCACCGAAATGACAGACACGGACGGGAGCTACGTGTGGAAAAAGTAACGATGACCGCAGAGGACTTCGCGCGGTACATGGTCGAGACAGAGCCTCGGCAGAAGGTCAAGTCCGCATCGGTCTACGTCCAAGACATGATCGATGACCTTGGGCAGTTCCGGACAGACCCGCGCAGCTGCCTTCCCTGGCTCAAGACCCACGACAAGTTCCACTTCCGGCCTGGAGAGGTGACGTTGTGGGCTGGCGTGAATGGGCAGGGGAAGTCGATGCTCTCCGGGATGACGGCATTGAGCCTTTGCGTCCAAGAGCAAAAGGTCTGCATGGCCAGCTTCGAGATGAAGCCTGTCAAGACCCTCGAGCGGATGCTGAGGCAATGGTCAGGGCAGGCCCCTCCCACCGCACAAGAGCAGGAAGACCCGGGAACGCTTCGCGTCTTTCGCGACATCTACGAGCAGTTCCGCGACTTCGGGCAAGGACGTATGTGGCTGTACGACCAGCAGGGAACGGTTAAGACTCAAATGATCCTGGCCGTTATTCGTTACTGCGCATTGGAACTCGGAATCCAGCACTTCTTCGTTGACAGCCTTATGAAGTGTGTCGAGAACGAAGACGATTACAACGGACAAAAGCGGTTTATCGATGAGGTTACGGCAATCGCACGGGATACCGGGATGCATATTCACGTTATCCACCACCTCAAAAAGCTGTCTGACGAAAGCAAAATGCCAGACAAGATGGACGTCAAGGGGTCAGGATCTATTACGGACCAAGTAGATAACCTGCTTCTGGTGTGGAGAAACAAACCGAAGGAACGCAACGAACAAGAAGGCAAGAAAACTAACGACGCAGACCCAGACGCGATGCTTATCTGCGAGAAACAGCGCAACGGTGAATGGGAAGGACGGTTCTCACTCTGGTTTGACAAGCAGTCGCAGCAATATATTCCTTCGCCTCATTCTTCACCGCTGAACCTTTATAACTTCCCTCACGGTGACGGTTATGGAAACGTCGCCTGAAGCTCACTGCATTCAAAGACTAGAAGATTTATACGCAGGCATGGACGATATGTCCGAATTCGCACACAGAACCAACTTTAATAAGATGAACAACAAACCAACCAAGGCGCAAGTTAGTCAGGCAATCACTCAGTATCTGGAAGAGAACGAAACGGCAACTGTTTCCAGTATCGCCAAAGCGGTGAATATCGAATACCGCCATGTCAGCCGAGTTATCTCAGAGATGGGGCGAGATCACATCGTCAAGCCAATCGGGTTCGCCAAGGCTGCAAAGTCCTTCGGTGGTCGGGAGAAGCTGTGGAAGCTCCTTCCGAAACCTGGAGAGAAAATG